ACGTGTTCTCCTCGGCTGGGTTCTGGCGGGCACTGTTGCAGGCGGCTCGCACCTTCTCGACCGGCACCGTCACCCCCAAGCTGGGGTTGGCTTTGTGCCACACCTCTTCGCTCGTCCAGTCATCCTCAAGGTCGGCTCCGTAGATAACCGGGTAGAACGTCGGGTCGTGTTTCTTGCCCGCCAGGATGTCTTGGGCTTTTTGGTGCTGCTCGTAGCAAATGCTGTGGGTGTCGGTACCTGCGGTGGTGATGAGGAAATACAGCGGCTGGGTGCGCGCGTCACCAGAGCCTTTGGTCATCACATCAAACAGGGCCCGGTTGGGTTGGGTGTGCAGCTCGTCGAACACCACACCGGAGATGTTGAACCCGTGCTTGGAATACGCCTCAGCGGAGAGCACTTGATAGAAGCTGTTGGTGGGTTTGTAGATGATCCGCTTCTGGGAGGACAGGATCTTCACCCGTTTCGACAAGGCCGGTGATTGGCGGATCATGTCGGCTGCCACCTCAAACACAATCGAGGCTTGCTGGCGGTCTGCCGCGCACCCGTAGACCTCGGCGGCCTGCTCTCCATCCCCACACGTCAGCAGCAACGCGATCGCAGCGGCCAGTTCAGACTTACCTTGCTTTTTGGGGATCTCCACGTAGGCGGTGGTGAACTGCCGGTAGCCGTCGGGTTTGATGGTGCCGAACAGGTCACGCACGATCCGCTCCTGCCAATCGAGCAGGCGGAATGGTTTACCTGCCCAACGTCCCTTGGTATGACGCAGAGCTTGGATGAACGCGACCGCAAAATCCGCACGTTTCTTGTCATAGGTGGAGCCCTCAGCCACGAACCGGGTGGGCGTGTACGTGGTGGTCATCGCGGCAGGGCTCCTTCCCGTGGGTATAAGAAAAGCCCCAACCAGTGGGGCGACAAGGACCTCAGAGCCAGGCCCCGATCCGTGTGATGGTCGGGGCGGCACAGGGTTAGCAGCAGGTGGCGCGGAAGTCGGCCACCACGTGGGCGGTGTCGAAGCCGCCATAGCGCCAATCAGACAAGCCACATTCTTTCGCCAGCGCGATGATCTGGTCGGCTTTCGTGTGTTGCCAGCCGATGCGCGACAGCGTGTGGACGGGGATCTTCTCGGCCGCCACCTCTTCAGCAAGCTTGTCAAGCACCGTGAACGGGACCTCGGCTGTGGCCTGGATCTCGCCACGCGCCATCGCGTCAGCAGGAATCTGCAGGTGGTTCGTGATCAGGTCTCGGGACGCTTCCATCGTGCTACTCCTCGTTCCTGGTTTAGATCTGGGTTAGGGTCCAGGCGATGGCGTGCCCAGCATCTTCGAAGAGGTGGTCGGCTTCGGTGATGAGCTCAAGTGCGCATTCAGTGCGGCCCCGCGACTCCGGCCCTAGGCCGTTGATGGGCTGCTCGGTCAGCTTGTAGACCTGAGCGCTGTTGCCGTACCCGTCGGCCTTGGTCCAGGTGGCAAACGAGGCAAGGACGTGGTCGCCGTGGGCGAGGATCGCCCCGAAGGAATCAAGACGCATCTGCAGGGTTTCGGTGGTGAGCTTCTCGGTCGAGGTGTTCATGGCTGTAGGTTCCCCCCGGTGTTGTTTTCGGTAGTTACATACAGCCATAGGTGTGGGCGCTTATCCAGTCATATTTGCCCTGATTAACGGCTAGTTTTTATCCATTTCTTGGGCCAGGTCTTCCCATTCGTCCTCGCCTGGAATGAGCCCTAGATTCGACCGTGAATCCCATGCGACATGAACGGTGCCGAGGTCATCGACAAGCACGACGGTGCCCTCCTCGCCGGGTGTCAGCCGCGCGTAAGGGTCGGTCGTCGCCGTGAGGCGTATCCGGTCTCCGGGCCTCATGCTGCCTGCTCGTCCTTGGGTGTGCGCCAGGCGGCGTTCCCGTCCAGGTTGGCGAGCAGGATGCGGCGGAGTTGCTTGTGCTCGGGACCAATGAAGCCTAGGGAGAGTAGGAAGCAGCGCATCGTGTACTTGTCGTTGCCCGGCCTTGGTGGCTTCGCGCTGATTCGGCGTGCTTCTTCGGCGCGTTGACACAGTCCGGCTAGCAGTGGGATCACGGCGTCGCGGGCGGTTTCGGCAGACACGGATTCAAACCACGGGAACCCCACGGTTTCGTCCTCATCGTTGAACTCGAAGGGCGTTGCGGCAATCCCCAGCGCTTTAGCGATGAGTGGGCCTTTCGAGGCCAGCAGCGCCTCCAGGTTGGCGCGCGTGCGCTCGGTCCATTCGGCGGTCGGCATCGCGACGGTCATCGCCAGCCCTTCCACATCTTCGACCCCTGTGGGCTCAAGGGCAGTGGCTTCGTAGCCCTCGGGCAGGGTCACGATCGCTCCGCACTCGGTGGCAGCCGCCTCAATGATCGGAATCAACTCGGCAGCAGACTCGGCGGCCAGTGGGATGGTCCACTGTTTGTCGAGCCGAACCTTTGCCACCTGGTAGGCGAAGGACGGGGTGCCCAGGTAGGTGACATCGAGGCCTAGCTTGGTGGCGATCGCTTCGGCGAGCTGCTTACGCTTCAACGCCCTGGGCGGGATGACGGCGATCTGTATGGTGCCGGTGGCTGTTGTCATGACCTTCTCCTGGTTCGTGTTTCCGCTGACCAGCGGCATATTTGGGTCCTGTACATACAGCCATAGGTGCCCACCCTTATCCAGTCATAACCCCTTCAGCAGACACTGTTGTCGACGGCTCTGCCCGGCTGAACCTCACGCCAACCGGGCAGAAACACATCCTGTTAGGCCGCCTCCGCCTTGTCGTCGCGGTCGACCTGCTTCACTAAATCCACATAGCTGTACTGTTTGCCTCCCCGTTGGCAGGTGATGCCCGCAGCATCGCCGGTGGCTTCGGCGTACCGGCGCAGGATGACGCTCGCGTATTTGTCGTCGAGCTCCATGCAATAGGCGATGCGGTCGGTCTGCTCAGCGGCCATGAGCGTCGAACCGCTCCCGGCGAAGGTGTCGAGGATGATCGCGTTGGCCTGGGTCGAATTCCTAATCGGGTATGCGAGCAGGTCCAGCGGCTTGGAGGTGGGGTGGTCAGAGTTCTTACGCGGCTTGGCGAAGTTCCAGATCGTGGTCTGCTTCCTGTCGGCGAACCACTTATGTTTGGCCCCTTGCTTCCACCCATACAGGACTGGTTCGTGCTGCCACTGATACGGGCTTCTGCCAAGGACGAGGGAGTCTTTCACCCAGATGCAACAGCCCGACAGCTTGAACCCTGCCTTGATAAAGGCCTTGCGGAAGTTCAGCCCCTCGGTGTCGGCGTGGAACACGTAAGCGCTGCCGCCCTTGTCGAGGGCCGCAGCCATGTTGGTGAACGCGGCGAGCAGGAACTCGAAGAACGCCGAGTCTGTCTGCTTGTCACCCTTGATTTTGAGTCCGTCGAATGATTCGAAGGCAACGTTGTACGGCGGATCAGTGAGCACGAGGTTCGCAGACTTCCCCTCCATCAGCGTCTCGACATCGGTGGCTGAAGTGGCATCGCCACACACGAGCCGATGCTTGCCCACCGTCCATACGTCCCCGCGCTGCACAAAGGATGCGGCCTCGAGCGCTGCGGTGAGGTCGAAGCCATCGTCTGCCACCTCGTCCTCATCCAGTGAACTGATGAGCTGTGCGATCTCGTCGTCATCGAAACCGGTAAGTTCAGCGTCGAAATCGCTCGCGTCGAGGTCAGCGATGAGCAGGGCGAGTTTGGATTCGTCCCAGTCGCCGCTGATCTTGTTGAGCGCGACGTTGAGTGCCTTCTCCCGCGTCTCGTCCAGTTCGACAACAACGCAGTCAACCTCAGTGTGTCCGAGATCGACGAGAACTTTGAGCCTTTGGTGTCCTCCTACGACGTTGCCGGTGGTGGCGTTGTAGATGACGGGCTCGACGTAGCCGAACTCGGTAAGGCTGCGTTTGAGTTTCTCGTAATCGGGATCACCGGGCCGGAGATCTTTGCGCGGGTTATAGTCGGCAGGTTTCAGCTCAGCGATCGGTAGTTTCTTGATCAGCAAGACGGGTCACCTCCGCTCGGAGCTTGTCGGTGTACGGCAGTGTCCATTCCCAGTCGCGCAGGGTGCGACCAACGTGCCCGTAGGTGGCCAGGCGGGCGTACTGCGGGGCACGCAGGTGGAGGTGCTCGCTGATCCCTGCCGGGCGCAGCGTAAACACTGCGAGGGCCGCCTTGGTGATCAGCCAGTCGGGGTGTTGGCCGGTGCCGAGCGTGTCGACATGGGTAGCAACCGGGTCCGCTTTCCCAATCGCATACGAGATGCTCACTTGGCATTCTTCAGCCAATCTCGCCTCCACGATGGTTTTGGCGATCAGGCGGGCCATGTATGCGCCGGAGCGGTCGACCTTTGAGGGGTCCTTGCCGGAGAACGCCCCGCCGCCGTGCGGGCTGAGCCCCCCATAGGTATCGACCATGATCTTCCTGCCGGTGAGCCCGGTGTCAGCGGTGGGGCCGCCGGTGACGAACCGCCCCGACGGATTCACCAGCACCGCGTTGGGTGTGGCTCCAGACAGGTGAGCCTCAACAGCCGGAGCCACTATCAGCGTGCGGACTTCGTGGTCGAGCGCCTTGGGGTCTTTGGCCGCCTCGTGCTGGATCGAGACCACCACGGTGTCGATACCGACCGGTTCGCCGAGCTCGTCGTAGACCACCGAGACCTGGGACTTCCCGTCCGGGCCTATCCCCAGGATCGTGCCGTCGGTGCGTGCGTTGTCGAGGCGGCGACAGATGTCGTGGGCGAGCACAAGCGGCAGGGGTAGGCGCTGCGGGGTCTCATTCGTGGCATAGCCGTAGACAGTGCCCTGGTCGCCGGCGCCTTGGGTGGCGTAGGCCGACTCATCACCGGTGCGGGCTTCCAGCGAGGTGGTCACGCCTGCGCTGATGTCGGGTGATTGGCGGCGCACCCACACGTAGATCAGGTGCCGGTTCGGGTTGTAGCCCGCCTTCCTTAGCGCCGTCCTGGTGGAGGCACGCATCTGGATCTTCGCGGTGGTGGTGATTTCGCCGGTGACGATGATCTTCCTGCCCGTGGCCATCACCTCCACCGCGACGCGGGCGACCGGATCCTCAGTGAGGATGTCGTCGAGGATTTGGTCGGCGACCAGGTCACACAGCTTGTCGGGGTGGCCGATACACACAGATTCGGCAGAACGAACTACAGACACTCATGGCTCCTTCCAGGAGAACGAACAAAGCAAAAGACCCACCCGAAAGACGGGCAGGCCAAGAAGAGAGAAGCGGAGGGACAGAGGCTAGGAGGTGGCTTTGAGTAGTTGCTCCATGACCTCATCGCCAGGGGAGGTGCCGGAGTAATCGGTGGTGCAGGTCGCACGCACGATGTCGAAAATCTCGTACCAGTACACGTTCGCCTGCTTGCCGAAGCTCTGACTCATGGCCACAAAAGGTGAGGCTATTGCCGCACCTGTGGTCGGGTGTTTGCCAAGCAGACCGAACTTGGAGATCGCCTGCTCGCACTGCACATACCGAGCAAACGCTTGAGCGTACTGCTCGATCAGCCGTTTGGAGACGAACTCGGTACAGCCGCGCTCATCCAGCCACTGCCACGTCTCGCGGTAAACTATGTCCGCACCGAGTGGTTTACCGTCGCGTTGCTCAGCAGATAGGTAGTCGCCTGGTTCGGGCATCGGTTCTCCAGCGAGCACCGCACCGTCGCCAATATCAGCGCCGTTTAAGTCGAACACGTCCAGCTCTGTGGGAGTGGTGAGACGGGTTGCGGGGCGGCCTGCGGCGAGTTTCTCGTTCAACGCGTCGGGTTTGGCCCCGGCGCGCACACGGCGTCCGCCACGGTTAGTGCCATCTTTGGCCATCAGCTTTCCGCTCCTTTCTGACACTCGCACCTTCGCGTCGGTCCTTAAGATTGGAGCTGTGACTTACGAGCGAACTGTTAACTTCGACCGTCATAGAAACATGCGCTGTGGAAACTGCGGGCTCGTGTTCGAAGTGGACTGGCACTGGCTGGAAAAGTGGAGCCAGAGCATAGAGGCCTGCCCTCGATGTGGCACAAACGCTGAACCGGAAACATGTGCACGTCCGTACGTTTACGAGACTGATCCAGCCCTTGATGACAATGAGCTCAAGAGCATGTTTTGGTACCACACAACCGATTGTGGAAACTGGCCGGACCCAAACTTCAACCCCTTGGGGACTCTGACCGATACCACCATTCGTCGGATGGGCGGAGAAAAACAGGCGCGACGCTGGGCGCTGAGGCAACAACACAAAGCACTGCATTTAGGCACCTACGAAGCTGCCGTTCACAACATGTACCGGCGTATCGAAAATCAAGGAGATGCTGGCAAGAATTTTTACCTTTACCGGATCGTTCTCCACCCCCACGCGCAAGTACGACCAGGGTGGTACCCCGAAGCAACCAATTTCGTGGGCGATGTTCCTCTAGATGAAGTGTGCCCCGCGCCGTACACGGTTACTCGCTACCTGAATATTCACGAAGATCCCGGGAGTTTGTCTTTAGCGATCCGGCCTGAAGCAATCGCGTCCACCCAATCGCTCAGTTTGAACAGCATCCTCGTGAATGAAGACGAAGTCGATGCGCTCGTGTCCCGACTCGGTGAGGCATTGAAGTGCCCTCCGCTTCCTGAGCGATATATCGGAAAAATAAGAGTGCGTCATAACCGATCGCCAGTTGCAGCAGAAGCCGCAGCTGTCGCAAAGGAGATATCGGAAGGCCTGCCCATACCCTTCAGAGACTCTTTACGAGCGCCTCAGGTGGAGAAACCAGAAGAGTTTAGGCCCTTTGCGCACTGGATCCTCGCGGTTCAGGCGCTGGCTTTGAACCACGTCGAGGTCCTTAGCACCCTGAACAACACAACCTGGCGGGCGCCTTCATCGCAGCGTTCAGATCAATACCTCGTTTGATTCGGTGACTTTGCGCGCGGTTGGCCCCGCCCGCTGACCTGTCCGAAGTCCGTAGAGATCGAGAGGCCCCGACCCCCTCGCCAGCACCGCGACGTTGCCCAATGTCCGCCGAACAGCGTCGAGGTCGGCAATCTGAGGTTCCACGGTCTCGGCGCGACAGCGGGCGACGTGGCGAAGATTTCAGTAGGTGTATACCCGAGGTGCTCGTCTCCATCGGTCACCGTCGAGCGCCGACTGGCGGGAGTGGCACGACTTACACAGGCTCCGGAGGTTACTCATGTCATGCGTGCCGCCGTGCTCCAACGGGATCACGTGGTGGACTTCCTGCGCGGGCGTGTACCTGCCAGCCGCGAGGCAGTCCTCACACAAGGGATGGGCGGTGATGTAGGCGGCACGGATCTTGCGCCAGCGGGCCCCATAACGTTGGTTGATCTTCGGGTCACGCTGCCACTTGCGGTAGCGCTCGTCCTCCGCCTTGGCGTGGGCTTCGCAGAAGCGGGCGTGGGTGAGGTTCGGGCAGCCGGGCTGGGAGCACGGACGGGCAGGCTTGACCGGCATCACGCACCCCTTTCCCGGACACGGCAAAGCCCCAAGGCACCCAGCCGATGACCGGGCTTGCCCTGGGGCTTTTCCTACTTTTCAACCACCTACATCATTGCAGGCCCGAAACCCTAAATGCATCCGCAGTTCTTGACACCTTTTGGCGGTTGGGTTCACGCCGCCTGCCCATACAGCGCAGACGCCAGCCGGGCGAGTGCGCGGGACTTCTTCTGGTAGGCGCTGGTGCGCTCCACGTAGAAGTGGTCACACACCGTCTGCACCGCATCATCCTGGGTACCGTCGCCGAGGAAGAATGCTTCGAGCACGAACCTGTCGTCGTCGGTGAGCAGCTGCCAGGCGGGAAGGAACCACGCCATGTACTCACGCGCTTGGGCGTAGCGGGCACGGTAGATGTCGATCCGATCCAACGTGGCCGCCACCCGCATCTCCCCAGCATGCACATCCGTGTGGCGGGGCATCCCGTCGAGTTTCGATGAGGCTGGGGTGGTGACGTCGTCGTAGGCGGTCTTGATCTGCTCGTCGGTGGTGTCGATGATCTGCTCCATCACGGCGAAGTCCTGCAATGCGCTGATGGCTGCTTTGCGGGTGTCGAGGTATTTGGTCATCACATGCATGACGACTCCTTCCTGAGGGTGGTTGACAGTTCGGTGGCGACTGCGTCGATCAATGCGGCCTGGGTCATGTCCTTCGCCTCCAGCGTCTTGAGGACGGCTTGGTCGACGGTGCCGGTGGCGGTGAGGTGGGTGATAGTGACAGGCTCGGCCTGTCCTTGTCGATACAGC